ATTGAAGGTAGATTAAAGAAAAGAGACCTAGAAGGAATACCACATCTAAAACCCGAGAAATTCCATGTTATAGGATCTCAGCAAGGAAAGATCCTACATGCAGAAGAGTATCTACAAATTGCTGAAAAGATTATCAATGAAGTTCCTGGTTCAGTCGTAATTATCGACAGTTATTCTGCTCTATGTACAGAAGCAGAAATTACAAGTGATATGAGTAAAATGCAGCGTGCAGATGGAGCAAAACTTTTGGCTAAATTTTGTAGAAAGGTAGCAAATGTTATTCCTGTTAATAAAAATATTGTTATTGGTATTACTCATTTAATGGGCAATCCAACTGGCTATGGAGCAGAATTTAAGGAAAAATCTGGTCAAGCAATTGCTTATCAAACCGACATTAAACTTAGAGCAAAGAAGTTTAGTCCTTGGACCATAGGAAGCGATACAACACCTGTTGGACAAGAAGTAGAATGGCAAGTAGTATGCTCTGCATTGGGCGCTCCTGGTGCGAGCATGACAAGTTACATTCGTTATGGTCAGGGGATTGATAAGTATACAGAGATAGCCCAACTAGCATCTGATTTTGGTATCATCAACAAGGCTGGAGCTTGGTTTACGCTGACTCATTTAGAAGACAAGCCCAAGTTTCAAGGGATTGAGAAAGTTAAAAAATACATCGCTGACAATCCAGAAGTTTATGAGGATTTACTAAAACAGGTTAAGGAGATGATGGGTGTAAAATGCTAATAAAAGATTTAGACGGAAATAACCACAACTGGTTGCTAACTGGTAATGTTGCTTATGGAGCAGCAAATAAGTCGGAGCTGCATCTACGAGCAAGAATGCTGCTTAAAGAAGAATATCCAACCTTACAAATTCTGGAAGAAGTTTCTATGCCTTTGAGAAAAGGTGTTACTCTATACATGGATTTTTATCTGCCTTTAAAAAAGATCTGCGTAGAAGTACATGGAGAACAACACTATAGGTTTATTCCTTTCTATCATACTAACTTGGTTTCTTTTACAAAAGCAAAGAAAAGAGATATCGAGAAAAAAGAATGGTGCGAGCAAAATGGAATTAAACACATAGTATTTCCGTTCGATGAAACAGATGAAAATTGGAGGAACATTCTGCATGAAGAGTAAAGACGAAGTCAAATACTGGGATGACATCCTTGACGAATACGAAAAAGGTATTGGTATGCCTGTCTATTCTGAAAGTGCTTTTCAAGAGATTGAACTACAAGAATACCTTACTATGAATAGAAACGTTATTGAAAAACTTAGTCCAGAAGATTGTGCTCAGATTTCAATGAGATTGGGTCAGTTCGCTTTTCATATTCAAAGAACTATCAATAGAGAACAGGCACGACATAATTGGGCAGAAGAGACGATAAAAGAGATTATAGCTAACGATATAAATAATTATAAAGGATACGGCTATGTAGAAAAAAGTTATCAAGCAATTATCGGAAACGAAAAAGCGTTTGCTCTAAATCGAATAAAAAAATATGCAAAACAAAGAATGGACAGGCTTGGATATTTAGCAAACAATATCAAAAATCTTTCAGATATTTTACTTTCTATACAAAGGAACAAGGTGAAAAATGGGACTTGATAAAGAAGACATTATGGCATTAATAGCTATCTTACAAAAGGGCTTAGAGGATAATGAGCCAGAAAAACAGGTAAAACCCAAAGGAAAAAGAGCAATAAGAACAAAACAGAAAACAGATAATAACAAAAATAAAATAGTCAATAAATTTCTTACTATGCCAGAAAGACATATGCATAAAGAAGATACTTTGATAGATAAAAAATTAAATGTGCGTCCACCTACAGAAAGGACTAGACAATTCAACTCTGTTAGTGTAAGATGTAGAGTGTGTGGTAAGGAAGAACAAGTCAATTCTAATTATATTGAATCAAAGGAACGATACAAATGCAACAAGTGCTCAACATCAGCAGGCTAGAAGAGGCAGTATAGTATGATTTTAGCGGATACTTCGGCAGAAAGAGCCGTTTTGGCTGGTATTTTTACATATGGCGATACTGCCTATATGGAAATATCAGACATCATTAACGAAAATACGTTTACTGTAGATAGTAATGTAGTAATCTATAAATGCTTGAAAAAGTTATGCGAAAGCAATTCGCAAATAGATATTGCTTCGATATACTCTGTTGCTCAGGAACTTAACGTTGTCAATATTCTAGAAAAAAAAGAAGAAGCACAGCATCTTAGAGCAATCATGGATTTTCCTGTGAGCCTTAAAAACATCAGGAAATTCGCCGCTAAAATCAGAAAACTAGAAATTACGAGACTTTTAAGAAAACAACTAGAACTAGCTCAAGATAAATTACTGGAAATTAATGGTACAGAACCTATCGGCAGTATTTTAGGAATTGCAGAAGACACCGTATTCAACTTCACCAATCTGCTGAATGATAGTGAAGATGCTCCTCATCATATAGCAAATAATCTGGAGGAATACATTAAGGAACTTGAAGAGAATCCTATAGACCAAATTGGTATTCCTACTGGTTTTCCAATTTATGACCAAGCAATTGGCGGGGGATTAAGAAAGGGTACTGTCAATGTAATCGGAGCAAGACCAAAGACCGGTAAAACGTTACTGTCTGATAATATGGGTTATCACATAGCTTCTAAAGGCATCCCCGTATTAAATATGGATACGGAAATGTCTAAAGAAGATCATATTCATAGAGTTCTTGCTATGATGACAGAAACAGAGATTAATCAAATAGAAACTGGACAATTTTCTGAGAATCCAGATAAATACACAAAAATTCAGCAAGCTGTGAAAAAACTACAGAATACTAACTTATACTACAAGACTATTGCTGGGAAACCGTTTGAAGATCAAATTAGTATTATGAAAAGATGGCTTGTTAAAGAGGTTGGACTTAATGATGATGGAACAGCAAAAGAATGCGTAATATTTTACGACTATTTGAAATTGATGGATACTAGTGGAATGACTCAAGACTTGAAGGAGTATCAAGTTCTTGGCTTTATGATGACGCAGTTGCATAATTTTGCAGTCAAATATAAAGTTCCGATAGTGGCGTTCATCCAGTTAAATAGAGACGGCATAACCAAAGAAAGTACAGATTCTGCAAGCGGTTCTGATAGAATTATTTGGCTATGTTCTAACTTTACGATCTTTAAAAGGAAAAGTGACGAAGAAATAGCGGAAGATGGACCTGCAAACGGAAATAGAAAATTAGTGCCTCTTATTGCTAGACATGGAGGGGGACTTGACGATAACGACTACATCAACTGCAACATGAAAGGTTGGTGTGCTAAGATTACAGAAAATAAAACAAGATTAGAATTGGTAAATAATGTACAAAATAGCGACCAAGGATTTGTAATTGATGACAACGACGATGACAGAATCCCGTTTGAATGATCAGTTTAAGTTAAAGGTTTTATGTGATGACTTATGTGATCACATAGAAGAACTACTAGATCATTTTGAACTAGAATATAAGTCTAATGGCAAAATGATGAGTATGTGTTGTCCAATTCATGGAGGAGATAATCCATCTGCAATTAGTCTTTATTATACTGGAGATAATTATAGAGGCAATTGGAAATGCAGAACACACAACTGCGAAAAAATCTTTAAAGGATCTATTATAGGTTTTATCAGAGGAATCATATCTAACAAAAAATATAACTGGGAGAAAAACGGTGATAAATTTTGTTCTTTTAAAGAATCCGTAGAATTTGCTACAAAATTTTTAAATAAAGATTTTAGCAATATCAAAATATCTAACGCAGACCGCAATAAAAAAGTCTTCACAGCAGTAGTTGGATATATACACAATGAAGTTAAAGAATTACAAAAACTAATCAAAAGAGATTCTATCGTCAAGGCCCTAGATATTCCCGCCAAATATTTTATTGATAGAGGTTATTCAGTAGAAACCTTAAAGAAATATGACGTAGGATTGTGCGACAAACCAGGGAAAGAAATGTACAATAGAGTTGTCGTTCCTATATACGATGATAATTATGAATATATGGTAGGATGTTCCGGAAGAAGCATATTCGAAAAATGCAATATATGTTCTTGTTTTCATAACCAGAACCATACATGTCCTAACAAAGATAATCAATGGGTCTATTCTAAATGGAAGCATAGTAAGGATTTCAAAAGTCAAAATCATTTATACAACTTCTGGTTTGCTAAAAAGTATATTATGGAATCTAATGTTGCTATTATAGTAGAAAGCCCAGGAAATGTGTGGAGATTAGAAGAGAACGGAATACATAATAGCGTAGGTATATTTGGGTCGTCTCTAAGCGACAGACAAAAGGTGATTTTAGATTCTAGTGGAGCTATGAGCCTTGTGGTGTTAACCGATAATGACGAAGCTGGAAAAAAAGCTGCTGAGCAAATTAAAAGTAAATGTGAAAACACATACAAAATTTATATACCAAAAATTACAGCAACAGATGTGGGAGAAATGACCACAGAACAAATTAATGAAGAAATCAAACCCTTTCTGGAGAAAATAGTATGAAACTTATTGGTTTTGCAGGAAGAAAGCAATCCGGTAAAACAAGTGCGGCAATGGGCGTAGTCCAAGCATTTGAAGTTAGAAATCCCAAAGGTTTAGTTAAAATATACAACTTTGCAGATCCATTAAAAAATTTATGTATTGATATTTTTGGTTTAGAATATCGCCAATGCTACGGAACTGACGAAGAAAAAAACGAACTTGTTGACTGCTATTGGAATGACAAACAATTATCTTCTAGAGAAGTTCTACAAATTGTTGGTACAGATATGTTTCGTAAAATGCAGTGCCATGTATGGTCTTCTGCTACCATTAGAAAAATCAAACAAGAAGATCCTGATCTAGCACTAATAGCTGATTGTAGATTTCCTAATGAGGTTAAAGCAGTCAAAAATGCGGGAGGTATTGTTATCAAGCTAAATAGAAATGTATATGATTCTGATCACTCTAGCGAAACTGCATTAGACAAAGAAAATTACGATTATACAAATTTTGATTTAGTCGTAGACAATCAGGATATGGACATACATGAAAAAAATTACTATATAAGTGCATATCTTAGAAAAATAGGTGTTCTATGATTATCACATACCTAAGAAGTTCCAGTTACGGTACACACTGCATGTGTGAACAACAATATTTTCTTGAATATGTTTTGGGGCATAGATCTCCTAGTAATCAAAAAGCAGACAAAGGAACCATAGTTCATAAAGTTATGGAAATATTAGCAGATATTTCTGTAGGGAGATCAAAATTTCAATTGTCTATAACGGATGATATTGCTGGACACATAGATACTATAGACCATAATGTTGACGATATCACTGAAAAGGTTTACGATTACTATTCTAGTAGATTTATCCATCACAATTGGAAACCATTAGATCTGAAACACTGTAAACAATGGGTAGATAAAGCTATTACAGTACAAAATGGAAATTTTGACCCAAGAAATCAAAAGATAATACAGCCAGAACAACATTTTGATATTGAAATTAAAAAACCTTGGGCATATTATGACTATGGAAATGATCTAAAAGGCTATTTGGCAATAAAAGGGACTATAGACTTAATAGCTTCTGCCAATGAGAACACCATAGAAATCATTGATTATAAAACAGGTAGAAGATTGGATTGGGCAACTGGCGAAGAAAAAACTTTCGGTAAATTGGAAAAAGACCATCAACTTAGAATGTATCATTATGCCGCAAGCATTCTTTATCCGGATATCGAACATATTATTGTGAGTATATATTTTATTAATGATGGTGGAATATTCAGTATGAATTATGATAAGTCACAACTTTCAGAAACTGAAAACATGATCCGTAAAAAGTTTCAAGAAATCAAATCTTGTAAACGACCAAGACTAAATAAAACATGGAAATGCACAAAATTATGTCATTTTGGTAAAAGCTATTTCGAAAATCCCTTGGTAGAATATAGAGATAATCAAAGAACGCCTCATGGTTGTCCAATGACAATCTGTGAACAAGTTAAACATGCTATTGATGTAGCCGGCATGGAGAGTACAGTTGACAAGTACACTGCTCCAGGCTATCATATTGGAAAGTACAAAGCACCAGGAAGCGCAGAATGAAAAAATATATCCCATTGCATTGCCATACTCACTATAGCCTATTGGATGGACTCAGTAAGCCAGAACAAATAGCTTCTAGGATTGCTGAAATAGAATCTCCGGCGTGTGCCCTAACAGATCACGGAAATATTGCTGGTGCTGTTAAGTTCTATTCTACAATGAAAAAGAATGGTATCAAACCTATACTTGGATGCGAACTCTATATTTGCGAAGAAAGTCCGACATTAAAAGAAAAAGATAATAGCAAACTCTCTCATATGCTCGTTCTGGCCAAAAACTATCAAGGATGGCTCGATCTTATTAGAATTATAGGCGAATCCAATAAACCAGAACATTACTACCACAAACCAAGGTTAGATCTTGAAACATTATCAAATTTCGTTAAAAACAATCTTATATGTATTACTGGTCATCTTGGCTCTACCCTTTCTAATATCATTTGTAGAGAAGATAAGATTATTAGTGACTATTCAAATGTTGGAGTGGCCTATGTAGATAGACTCAAAGAAGCATTTGGTAAGGAAAATGTCTTTCTTGAATCTCAGCTAATGGACATGGAAAATATTCCTGTTCAAAAAGATCTGTCTGAAGCGACAATTGATATAGCAAAGAAAACCGGCGTAAAAATTATCTGCACTCCAGATGCTCATTATGCCCGTAAAGAAGATGCCGTAGACCAGAGAATTCTCCTATGTAATAATCTCAAAACTACATTTCCAGACATTAATCGGAAGCTTAGTAACGGAGAGAAGGTTCCGGTAGAATGTTTCTTCTCTTCTGATAATTACCATATCTTATCTCAACAAGAAGTAAACGATCTACATCCAGAAGAACATATTGATAACACAAACCTTGTTAACGACATGATAGAAGAATATGACATTCTAAGCAAGCCAAAGCTTCCTCCATTTAAATGTCCGGAAGGTTACGATCCAGATGAATATTTAAGACAGCTTTGTAGAAACGGATGGAGAGATAAAATCAATAATAAAGTTGATAAAGAATTACATCCAACATACACTGATAGAATTAAATACGAACTTGGAGTTTTGCAAGGTGCGGATCTATCTAGTTATTTTCTTATCGTGCAGGATATAGTGAATCATGTTAGAGAACAAAAATGGCTACCAGGACCAGGAAGAGGGTCTGCTGCTGGATGTTTGGTATCGTATCTTATTGGCATTACAAGCATCGACCCTATTAAGTACAATCTTTTGTTTGATCGTTTTTATAATGCTGGTCGCAATACTGCCGATCATATCTCTATGCCAGATATTGATGTGGACGTTCCAATTGATAAG